TGTGGTAACTGAGTATGCACCTTGAGTTTGTGTTGCAGCGGCGGTTGCTGCGTTGTCACCAGTTGCCTTGGTGAGCCCACCCATAGTACCAGCGGTGATATTGTTACCACTTACACTGTAGGTTGAACCAATTCTTGAAGCCTGAGTCGCTGCCCCATCCACACTAAGTTGTGTACTCGTAGTCAATCTGTGAATCAAGTCGGCTCTAGCTGACATGGGAGCCGCCATCAAAAGCATAATTATAGGTAAGAATCTTTTCATGTGATTTCCCACTATTTTCTAGCCGTATTTATACTTAGTTAATTTTGAGAAAATGTTAGTGTAAATCGGTTTAAGTCTATGACCACCTTAGTTAATCTCTGTCCATTTGACTCACTATGGCCTGCTGATGATACCACTACTCCAGGCGCTACTTTAAAGTTTGTAAAAGAAGTCGCATATCCAGTGTTTATGAATCCATAGCCAGGTACATTTGGTGTATCTCTCTCTAATGTCATAGTTCCACCTTCATATCCACTAGCATTTATGACCACTGGTTGTGCTCCTACCTCAGCATACCATGTTCCTCTTAAATCTAATTCAATCTGATTATCTGGGATACCGCCAGGTAAAGTTTTGATTGCATCTACATCAATGTATATGCCTTCATACCCCTCAGTATCTTCTGAATTATCTCCACCCCATTTCATGTAGGTGATAGATCCACCACCATCTACAATCTGTGCTAATCTATTTGTTCCTACTACTTGTCCTGATAAGGCAGTGGGTCTTAGGAATTCGGCTCTAACATCAAAGTCTTTTCCATCAGTCCAGTTCCAATAAAACTGTATATAATTACAGGCTTCTATCGCAAAGTCAAAAGCAGACCCTCTTGATTTTCCAATTCCAAATGCTAATGGCATGATATTAACTAGGGATAATGAGACTTCCTTTCATACTGGCGTGTGATGGCACAGTGCATTGATATTCATAACTGCCTGGTGCATCATGTGGAATTGTAAATATCTGTACTCCGTTCTGTGCTCCGCTGACATATGTTCCTACACCTGTAGTTGTTCCTGTAAATTGAATACGGAATGGATGGGAACCACCAGTAGAGTTCTCAAACATATATGTGAAACCTCTCATTAAGTAAAGAGTAGGATTTCCTACAGTATTTCTTTGTCCAGGCCCTGCAAAACTGTATGAAGAAGAACCGTTTGCAGTGATATAATATCTGGTACAGAATCCTCTACCAGTTCCATTTGCGGTAATAAGATCAGTAACAAAACTACCAGCAGTTACAATACCTACAACATCTACAGTATCAAACACACTGTTTGCTGCAGCACCTCCAGAGACAGTGATTGTTTTTTCTGCTCCAGTTCCAGATGCAACAATCCCAGCACCTACAAAGTTTAGTGTAGTTGCAGTTGTTGATAATGGAGTTCCCTCATCTTCAACAGTAATTCCACCACCACTACCACCTACCTGATAGTTTACGATATTGGCAGTAGAGATACCAGTTATATTTGCACCGTTACCAGCAAATGATGTTGCGGTAACTACTCCTGTGACTGTGGTGTTGGTCTGGATTGCAACTTGACCAGCTTTTAAATTTAGGTCGCCGTTACTCTCTATAGTTGGGTCGCCACTTGCTCCAACTATATTAAGATCCTTTACACCAAACGATTTTTCTGCCATTGCGCTAGTCTTTTTTAGTATTTATTAAGAGAACTTTATCTCAACTCCACCACTAATCTTAAGATTGCGTGAGTTTACGATTTTGATCTCAGGTTTTTTAGGTTCAGAAGGTGAACCAGTAGGAGCATCCCATATTACAACAGGGCCTTGACCGTATGCCATATGAGAATACATATCTATCCAAGCATTTTCTTCAGCAGTGAAGGTTGTTATATCATCACCGTAGTAAAATCTGTCAGGATCTTGAGCACCACAGTTATTCTTTAACCAACTTTTGACATCTCTCCAAGTCCAACCTCTATTATATTGTAGTTTGGTGGTAATCCACCCAGCACATGTAGGACATGCAGAACTAGTGCCACTAAAGTCAACATCATAAGGGACAAGTCCTAGTCCAGTATAGTCTTCTGGATGAGGATATGTTAGGTTTGAATCTCTACCATCAGCTGTGAGTGTATCATCAGCAGCACCATAACAATCAATACCTGTTCCCATATCACTATAGGTGACTTTCTTTTCTTTGTAGTCTGTGCTGTTACCACCTAGTCCATTACTCACATATTGGTCATCTAATGCACCAATATTAATGCAAGCATACTCAGTTCCAGCAGTTGATAATCCAGATGTGGTTTTACCTAATGACTGTGGCCACCCTCTTCTATTAATAGTATTGTAACACTGTAAACCAAATTCAAAATGAGTTGCAGATTGTAATGAAACACTATCACCTTGGGAAGTTGTAGACCAATAGTTATTAAAATCAAGATCGCCAGGACTTGTTTGAGTCTGATTACTATTACCAGCTGCAGCAATGAATATGACTCCCGCTTCAGCTAACTCATCACCAGCAGCGGTGACGGAACTGTCTATCATCTCACCTTTACATCTACTACCATCACCATATGCACCTAGTAGATCAAAGAAAGCTGGTTCACTACCACTGCCATATGACACACCAGTTACAGTTCCGTCTATTGCAGATGGTCTATACCAATAATATCCACCACTATGAATACTACTAGACCTATATCCCCAACTATTACTTGACGTTGTGGGATTTTTGTCGTCATTTTGTTTCCCAGTTATTGCAGAATGTCTATCCCAGTTAGGTTTATACAAGTGAAATAGTTTTTGTACATCGAACTGACTACCATTGATTCCAGCGTTAGATCCACCGATGCCATTGATTACCCATTTGTTACAGTTGTATGCAGAACCATAGTTCTTACCAAATACCTGACCAGCACATTGAGTTCCGTGATCAGAATTATTTTGTGGTTTTGCAGTATTAGTGCCATTGCAATTAGCTCTTGTATATGAACCACTGATACCACTTGTAGTTCCTATAGTAGAGAATCCTACTGATCTCTGACTTGAATCAGACCACCATGCTCTTGCAACAGATTCTACTGGAACTGTTGTACCATCCCAACGTTGAATTAATCTATTGCCTGGATCTGCATTGAACCAGTCTGGATCAATATAGTATGGCCCATCAAGAACTACATCTAGAACACCACATGTGCCTGGTGTTGTAGATATACCACTCCATGTCAATGCGTTTCCTGTTGACCATCCTACAGGATCATCGGCAGTTGTTACAAATTCTGGGTGTGCAATCCAGAAACCATCATCAGATACGATTGCATCTACGCCAGTTCCGTCACCTAATTGTTTTGGTTCAGTTTCTATTATTAAATGATCATTTCCAGTCACCCCAGTTGCTGTTGCATCCCAAGGGTTTTCTTTTTGTGTGTGTCTTAGTATCTGATATCCAGTTCTATTCTTATCTGATGCACCTATACCAGCCTGAGATGTAGGAGGTCTAGATGGTGCAGTATTCCATGCTCTGTAGTTGGATACTGTCTTATTAAATCTACCAAACTTCCTTACACCAGCAATAATATCTTTTGGATCTGGAGAATAGTTGCCTGGATATACGTCATAGTCAATACAAACCCACTGTACTTTCTCGTGTTTTCTAAGATCTTCTGCCTCTGCATCAGTCAACATGTAGGTTGCTCTGGTATCACTATGTTCCTTCTTGTCAGGACATACTATAGATGGGTCTGGAATATTATCTTCCAGTGAACCATCTTTCTCTAGTTCTTCGTGAATGAATACCCAATCATCTTTGGTATAACACTTGATAGAGTACGCTTTCTTATCATCAGCTCCAGTCGGCTTGGTAGCCAGTCCTGTCCTATCAAGAGTGTTCGTACTAGTATGAATCATATGCCTTGAATCAGAGTCTTGACGTATCTATATGTGGATAATCCAGAGATCCCTGCCTCTGGTGTGAACTTAACTAAAACGTTACCACCACTTATTGTTGCAGCAATGGATACCTGTTGTAGTTGTTCTGGGGAGAACATGATGCCATATTCTTGGGAGAACGCTGTAGTTCCATCATGCATGACGAGAACTTTCTGTGATTGTCTATATGTTCCTAGACCAATCATAAACGTGTACTCAGCACCAGAGTAACTAGCAGCAGAGAATGAATCAATTTGTGTTTCTACACCAGCAGATGCAGTGTATGTTCCGAATCCAGTGGTCGATACACCACCACCTCCACCACCACTTACGGCAGTGATAGTAATAGTTGCATCCTGACCAGTTGCAGTTGCAGTGACTCCAGTTCCAACAAAGTTGATGGATGTGATACTGGTTGCAGTTCCAACGTTAGTTCCTTCTTCCTTGATAGTGATACCATTGATACCACCACCGCCACCACCTGTAGGTGCGGCTGGTGCCCACTGTGATCCACTCCATGTCAATACATCACTTGTACTTGGAGATGCACTAGAAACATTAGATAAGTTACCTAAGTTTTGACCACCTATTCCTGTTAGATATCCAGCACTCGCATGATTGCCCCATGCGTATGCAGTCTCATATTGTGTGATATCAAGTGCGGTTATGTTTGCTGCAGGGCCTGTAAATGGTACTGCTCCTGCCAAGTTGACAGTTGCAACTCCACCACTATGACTTACTGTACATGCAGCACCAATAAAGTTAACTGTCTGTGCAGTACCAACGGTAGATCCTTCCTCTTGGTATACCATACCAGAGATACCACCGCCTCCGCCACCACCTGATGCGGTGACTGTTACAACACCAGCAGATGCAGCAGATACGGATAGATTTGTACCAAAGTTAATAGTACCAATGGTTCCTACAAGTGTGCCGTCGTCTCTGATTATGATACCAGTACCAGAAGCAGTAACACCAGTTATTCCAGAACCATCACCAATAAAACTAGTTGCAGTTACTACACCAACCGTGATGTTTGGTGATCCAGTTAAACCTCTTGCTAGAGTTGCGATTCCAGCTGTGGTTGCATACCCAGATCCAGTTCCTGTTAAATTAGATCCATCACCATAAAATGTAGTTGCAGTCACAACACCAACTCTATAGTTCTCAGTTCCTGTTCCTACAGTCCTGTCAGTATTTTTATTAACAAGTTCCATCCAACCTTCATTGTTGATGGATAAAGTATTTCCTTGTCCTGTATGGTAATGACACCAGTAGTATAGTGTGTTAGGTGCAGCTGCTACTGGAGTCCACTCTATTCTACGAGTGGTAGCACTACTAAATCCACTAACATATCCAGCCATGGTGACTTGAACACCATCTAACTTATAGGTGACACCCATCATATAATGATCACCACCAGCCAATTCTCCATCTAGAGTTGTACTGAACATCAATGGATGTTCTTGACTGTTGTAGTTTACGTTACTTGCATCATCTTGGTTTAAGATGTAAGTAGCACCTCTTGATATGGGGAAATTGCCAGGTCTTTCTACACCATTGAAGTAGAATACACCTGTTGCTTGACCTCCCACAGTATCGGTGCTGACTGTAACATTGATTGTGGTTCCTATATTATGAGCAAAATATCCCTTGTTAAATTCATGAACATGAGCAAACTGACCATGATTGATTCCAGCAGCTGGTAGATCACTGTAATTAGTCCATAAGTGTGGTAGAATATTACCTGTTGCAGTTCCGTCTAAACGACCAGCAAGTCTGTAATTACCTACAACCTTGAGTTTATAACCCTCATTGTTAGTAGTACCGATACCAACATTGGTTAATGTGTGAATACCAGTGGAGTTTGATCTCCAAATACTATCTGTTGATGGTAGGTTAGTAAGAGTAGAACCATCACCAGAGAATCTAGAAGCAGTTATGACACCAACAGTTTGATAGTTACCGTATAAGTCTTGGTGAAGTATCTGTCTCCAACCGTTGTAACCACCCATTGTGGTTCCGCTAGAAACATATGCACTCTTTGTATTATTTGCATAAGCAAACATACCTCTCCAACTCGTAGCAGTAGGTAAGTCACCTGTTGCGTCAAAATCAAAACGCATCTTACTACCTTGGCCTGGGAAGGTTACAATTCCAGTACCGTTGACATTATCAACAACTATTGATGGAGTTCCTGTTAAATTCTGTGCGACTGAGGCGATGCCTGCTGTATGTGCATACCCTGCCATGGTTGAGAACCCTGCATTGGCAACGTATGATGCAATACCAGCTACCTTCGCATACTCAGCTACTCCTGAGTTGGTTGCAACTCCAGATGCTGATGCGTATGTTACAATACCAGCGACTGTGGCAAAATTTGCACTGATTGCCAAGGTTGCCGTGTCAGCGAATCCAGTTGTTGCTGATCTAGTAGCGATTCCAGAAGAGTCTGCATACGCAGATGTGGTGGAGAATCCAGATGTAAATGCAAATCCTACCGTGTCAGCAGCAGAAACTGTGACATTACCACCAAATACTTGTGTAACATCTAAGTTGTTATCGAAGTTAAGACTCTGTGCAACACCAACTAGAACACCACTATCCTTAATGACAACACCAGAACCTGTTGCAGTCACACCAGTTAGACCAGAACCATCTCCAACGAATGTTCCAGTTGTAATACCTGTTAATTGAACGTTACCTGATACAAATAAAGCTGCACTAGGATCAGTTGTGCCTATACCTACGTTCTTACTTGTGTATATTCCTGAGTTCCCTGCCTTTGTCCAAGTACCAGCACTCCCTGCATTGGCACTAAGATTATCTCCGTCACCAAAGGTTTGATATATCTCTGTAAAGTTTGCATTAACCTTACTTGCACCTAAGGCTAGGGAATCTCCCAGTCCATCGTTCGGTGTGAATCCAGTAAATATTCCCTGACGAGCCATTTAGCTAAAAATTATAGAGTCCCTGTCTTCTATTTATTGATATAATAAATACGTTATGATAGCTATACTGTATCCGTTGAAAATGGACAAGAATTTATCTGAAGCATACTCTTCAATTTATAAAGAAGGAACAAAATATGGTCTCTATAAAGGGGATGGTAAAACTAAAGGTGCTGCGAAAAAATACCTTGATAACAAAGCGAAGAAGTTGCAAAAGGAATACGATAATCAGTCAGATGCAGAAAAGAATAATCCAGCTTTCCAATCTAATAGATTAAATCCTAAACCTCAGTATAACTCATACGAACCACAAGGGGAGTTAGTGAGTGAAAGAAGAGGATCTTCAACAGAGCAGTTAAAAAAGAACAGAGATAAAGCATTTACACCTAAAAAAGCACTTAAAGACACTGGTAATCCCATTCAAAATGCTTGGAATAAGTTTGTTCCTCCTCCAGAATCATCTAATAATCCAAATGTAAGATCAGGAAAAAATAAACCTGGCAAATTAGAAGGTGGTCTTTTGAAAAAGATGAATAATACTGCGAAGAACATAAACGCACCAATTAAAACCACTAGTAAGGTAGTAAAAAAAGGTAAAAAAGTTATCTCAAGTGCAATACAGAAAGTAGATAAACTTAATAAGATGGCTGATAAATTACCTGGCCAAGTTAAAACTGGTGCTAAAATTGCGTTGGGTGCTGGTGCTGCTGTGCTTGGAGCAAAAGCTCTTATGGATCGTAGAAAGAAAAAGAAAGAAGATCAGATGAGACAAAAGAATGAAGGTACGTTCAGAGCTGAGTGGGAAGCATTTAAACTCATTGAAAGAGAAGATTATATAGAGAGATTTGAAAATTGGAAAACTGGATTGGTAGAAGAAGGGTATGATGTTTCTAGATGGACAAAAGAAGATCTAGTTGAAACATTTATTACTGAGAATGATCTTTTCTCATCACAAGAATCAATTATAGATGCACTCTTTGAAGCAGATAAGAAAGGAAAAGGCAGTGGTACTAAAGACGCTTGTTACCATAAGGTAAAGTCACGTTACAGTGTTTGGCCTTCTGCATATGCTTCTGGAGCATTAGTCAAGTGCCGTAAGAAAGGTGCAAAGAATTGGGGTAACAGTTCAAAGAAAGAAGATTTTTCTGATTGGAGATCTGATCTTCAACTTAATGAAATTCTAGAAAAAGGAACAAAGGGTAAAATAGATTTTCACAGTGGTAAACAAACAACAGATACTGGTAAAAAAACTAAAGAAGGATATCCCATCAGCCAAGAAAAACAGGTCATGAAAACTAAAAGAGTGACTGTAAATAATCCAAAAGGTAGAAAAAAAAATGAATCACCTATGGGTAAAACAATAGGTAAACTTAATCAAGTAAAAAGTAAGCAGTGGAAAGCAGAAGACAAGGGTGACACAAAAACTGCACAAAAAATGTATAATAGAAGAAAGAAACTATCAGGAGTTTTATTCGATAAGACTGGTAACTTCCACGATAGAGCAGACAACGACTAATGAAAAACTTTCAAGAGTTCCAAGAGGCTACTCGTCTCAAGAAAGAGGTGGGTTACGACAAAGGTGGAACTAAGAAACCACCATCAACATCTAGGGATACCGTTCTAGATGCAGTGAAGAAGTCTATCACAGACAAGTATGGCAAGGGTGCTATCATGAGAAGTGGTAGTAATCAACAGAAGAAAGTTAAAGGTCAGAAGACTGACGGTGAAGGTAAGTATCTCAAACAACATAAGGCAAACCAACAACTCAAGAAAGATGCAAAAGAGATGGGTTACGGTAGTGACACCAAAGGATATGTAGAAACAAAAGCGAGATATGGTAGTAAAGAGAACATGAAATCTGGAAAAGGGTTAGGTACATGACATGCCAGCAGTCTCAAAAAAACAACAAAGATTCTTCGGGATGGTTAGAGCGGCTCAGAAAGGGGAAATGGAAAATCCCTCGCCTGAGGTTGCCGAAGTTGCTGCCACCACCAAGCGTTCCAGCGTAAAGAAATTCGCTAAAACAAAACACAAAGGTTTACCTGAGAAAAAAGTGACTAAAGAATCATTCAACGAAGATTACGTTAAGGAACTAGAAGATGGTCTAGTTAAATTGGACTACCCTACCTATGATGAGGTAGATGAGTTGATGAAAAAGATTGCTAAGGACAATGGTATTGACACCACTGTTCTACACATGGCATTTAAGACCAAACATCTTATGGTTCCAGATGATTGGGCTAAGAAAAAGATGATGGAACCTGTAGTTATCCCCAGAACACCTATGAAATCCGTAGAAGAATGTTGGAAGACTCACAAGAAGGTGGGTATGAAAATGAAAGGAGGTAAACTCGTTAATGATTGCCGTCCTAAGAATGAAGAGGTAGAATATATTAACGAGAGAGGAAAGTACAGTGCAATAGTGGATGCTGGTGTAAGAGTGGGTGGAAAGAAAGGTGGTAGAATAGCGCAGCAGGCAGAGAAAGAAGCTGGTAAAGCTGCTGTTAAGAAGGGTAAAGAAGCAGTTGCAAGTGCGAAGAAGGGAAATCCAAAGAAACAAGTAGGAGCTGGTAAGTTTGAAAAAGCAGGGGCTGCATTGGGTGGCCTTGCTGGTGGAGCTGTTGGATTTGCTTTACCTGATGGACCTGCAATGGTTGCTGGTGAACTTGCTGGCGGATATGTGGGATCTAAAATTGGTGGGAAGTTAGGTAGACAGGTTGATAAGATCACTAATGTTGGTGGTAAAATGAGAAAAACTAATGATAAACTAGCAGGGGTTAAGAGTTCAAAATATCAAAAAGAGGAAGTCATAAATGAAATAAGTCCAGCTAATCCTGCTAGAATTAAAAAAGAGAATCCATATTCGATAAAGAATAAATTAAAGATGGCAATTAAATCTGTATCCGAAAGGAATAGATTTAAGGCTGGTGCCGTTAAGGAAAGTAATCATGATGAAACGATGGCAGCATCGGAAAAAACTGTCCAACAAAATTTACAGACAAATAAATTTAAAACACAGAAACGTATCCCCAGAGAAACTATAAAAAGAATGAACAAACCAGAGGGTCAATTCAATTCTTTTGAACCAGACATGAGTATGGTAGAGGGATCACTTCATAAGTGGTTCAAAGGATCTAAGTCTAAAGATGGTAAAGGTGGATGGGTCAACGTAGTTACAGGCGGAACTTGTGCAAGTGATGAGCCAGGTGAGGGTACTCCTAAGTGTGTATCATCATCTAAGAGAGCAAGTATGACAAAGGCAGAAAGACAGTCTGCAGCAAGAAGAAAGAAGGCAGCAGACCCTAATCAACAGTCCAAGTCAGGTGCAGCAAAACCTACATATGTTAGTACAGATAAGAAAAAGGCAGTGAAAGAAGATTTTCTATCAATGATCTTAGAAATGTCAGACTCTAAGATGCAGAGACAATCTGATGAGAACTTAGATGCACTACAGAAAAAGTTTACTGACATGAGTAAGGATGGTTCTCCATCTAACAAGTTCATGTTGAATAGAATTCAGAGAGAACAGAAGAGGAGATTGGCACAGAAACAAAAAGAAGCTAAGAGAATGTCGGCTCAAAATAATAATCCTAAAGGAGCACAGGTCATAGAAGATTTTATGCCTGAGATCACAGAGGATTGTTGGGATGGATATGAGAAGAAGGGTATGAAGACTATGTTTGGTAAGAGATATCCAAACTGTGTTAAGAAAAAGAAGACTCGTAAAGAAGAATTTGAAGTTGCAGAAGATTATTATAGAGGACAGGGTGAAAAGAATGTAGAGAGAACTAAAAAATATATGAAGAGCAAAGGACAGGAGGGAGCTCCTGGCTTAAATGCAATGAAAGCTAGACAAGAAGATCATAAAGCAAGAAGAGGTGTTAAGAAAACTAAGAGAGATGAGTACGGTGATCCAGTAGGTGGCCCAAAAATTTCTAAGAAAGAAAAAGAAAAGAATCTCAAAAAGAATACACCTGATGAACAACATACTACCACAACATCAGAAGCAGTAAATCCAGCACAACAGGCAGCGATTGCTATCTCTAAGAGAGAAAGAGAAGAAAAAATGTTAGTTGATAAAAAGAAGAAGAGTAGTTACCAGAAAAATGATTATGAACCTGATATGGAATTGGTGGAATTTAAAAAGTCCCCAGCATGGCAGAGAAAGGCAGGCAAGAGTGAGTCAGGTGGACTCAATGCAAAAGGTGTTGCATCATATCGTGCTGCAAACCCAGGCTCAAAACTTAAGACTGCGGTTACAACAAAACCATCTAAGTTAAAGAAAGGATCTAAGGCAGCGAAGAGAAGAAAGTCATTCTGTAAGAGAATGAAAGGTATGAAAAAGAAACTTACCTCAGCTAAGACTGCAAGAGATCCAAATTCAAGGATCAACAAGTCACTTCGTAAATGGAACTGTTCTTTTGAACCAGAGAACGGTGAAGTTCTTAGTGAGACTATGCTCGCAACAATCAAGAGAAAGGTAAAAGTATTAGGTGGTGGATCAAATAAGAAACCCGAAAAATCAAAATCAGATTATGTGGGTAAAAAAGATGCTGGTGCGATTGCTAAAAAGGTATTGCAACAAAAACAACATAACAAGTATGTAAACTTCTTACCTATGGATGAGGCAAAGAAGAAGTGTGGTGAGGGAGAATATTATTGTAATGATGACAAAAAGTGTAAACCTATTCCCAAAGGATATAAAATAGGTTATGGTGGGTATCTAAAACCAGAAAACAAAGAAGATGAATCTAATGGTAAAAAAGGCGGTTCTAATGGCAATGGGAACGGTCATGGTGGCAATGGGAACGGTCATGGTGGTAACGGCAACGGTGGAAATGGTGGAGGAAACGGCGGCGGAGAGTAGAGTTGACAAGATAAGTAATTAACATTATAATCACATTATGAAATATATTTTTGACGTTGATGGGACTCTAACTCCCAGCAGAAAGAAAATTGATCCAGACTTTCTAATATTCTTTAACAGTTTTGCTCTTGCAAACGAGGTCTATCTCGTCACAGGAAGCGATAGAGATAAGACTATAGAACAAATCACACACCTTCTCTACTGTAATTGTAAGAGGGTGTATAATTGTGCTGGCAATGATGTGTATGAAGGTGACATTTCAGTATACAGAAATGATTGGACTCTACCATTAGAAGCAAGAGAACATCTTCTAGAGGAATTGCACGAGAGTCATTTTCCAGTAAGAACAGGAACACATATAGAAGAAAGACCAGGCTGTGTCAACTTTAGTGTAGTGGGTAGAGGTGCTAATCAAACAGAGAGATTAGTTTATAGTGATTGGGATTGTATCAAGGAGGAGAGAAAAGGGATAGCAGAAAGATTTAATAAAAAGTTCCCAGACTTACATGCCTTTGTAGGTGGTGTAACAGGTGTGGATATATCAAGTAAAGGGTGTGATAAGAGTCAGATCATCAGAGACTTTCCTGATGGCGATGTAGTATTCTTTGGAGACAGATTAGATCCTCATGGTAATGACAGACCATTGGCAGATGCTATCGAGAAAAATAAATTAGGTATGGTAGTAGAAGTCTTAGGTTGGGAAGATACTTGGAATAAATTAAAATGAAAGAGACTAAATGGACAGCACAAATAATGTTACAATCAAATAGATTGACAAGAGTAGAGTTCTTTTCACCATCCAATTTAAGAGAGGATGCAGAAGCAACTGTCAAGGCATTATATGGTGTAACTGATGTTCGCCAGTTAAGGAGGATTTGGTCATGAATGAAGTTCAGTTTATAAAACATAGGATCTTTAGAGAGACAGATGCTGTTGTATTCTATGATATATCTGTTGAAGAATCTAACGCAGCAGACCTAGTAATCCATGATGGCCCTGCTACCTCACCACCTGATGATTGTGTAGGTGCAAAGTCATTTTATATTCATAGTTTCCAAGACGATTATAATAGAGTGGTTCAAGGGTCAAGGACATTTGAATTAGTAAATCTACAATGGAAGTATCCATATCATCTTGTCAATCTTACTAGACAGAGTGGCGCTCTACTGATACCTCGTGGAACATTTCACAGATCAAAATCAGGAGAGGAGGGTTCTATCGTAATCAATCAGGCAAAAAGGTATGATGGATTCGATGCTAGTGCTGAGTTTTATCCTGTATCTGCTTCTGAAAATAGAGAACTATACAATGTTTTGAGGAACGAGAAACCTGTTATACATAGTGTGAAGATATGAAAATGATGGAATGGTTGAAGGAGGAGATTACGAAAAC